GGACGCAATACATCTTGCAGATTATTTATACAAAAGCATACGCGAGCGCAGTGTGCGTCTTAAAGACAAGCTCGCGGATGGTTCGATACAAACTTTTGATGAGTATCGGTATTTAGTAGGTGAAATACGCGGCATGGCCTACGTCGAAGACGAATTGAGGACCGCGATGAAAGGTATAGAATACGCAGATGACTAAAAAGTTATTTGTGCCAGAGCACGTTGCTAAAGCAGCGGAAAAGGCCATAAAAGGTGCAGGGGCAATGCCCAAGCCTATCGAAAACGCGTTCGGCAAAGGCGCGGAAAACAAAAATGAAGACGATCCATCCAAGATGGAGTCTTCTTCACTTGAGAGACTGCCACAGCCTACGGGCTATCGCGTTCTTATCATTCCTTATTACCCTAGTGAAAAGACAAAAGGCGGTATTATCGTTCCTGATCAGGTTCGTGAGCGTGAATCTTTTGCTACGGTAGCAGCTTATGTCGTGAAACTAGGCCCCGATGCCTATATTGACCCCCAGAAGTTCCCAAATGGTCCTTGGTGCAATGAGAAAGATTGGGTTCTTATAGGAAGATATAGTGGAAATAGGTTCAAAGTGGAGGGACTTGAGGTTCGTATCATAAATGACGATAACATTATTGCTACGATTCTTGACCCGAAGGACATTTCGTATGTATAAGGTAATTGAGAGCAAGGAAAATGGCTATGTCTGAAGACATTCGTGAAAACGAGGAGCTTGAGAGCAATACCTCAGTCGAACTTGATGATGATCAAGACGATCAGGTTATTGAAGTTTCATCTGACGATGATGAGACAACCCGAACAAATGTTCGGGAAAAATCATCTGGTGATGACGAGTTAGAAAATTACAGTGATTCCGTTCAGCGTCGAATCAATCAATTAACCGCCAAACGTAAGCAAGCTGCCGAAGAGGCGCAAGCCGCGGTTCAGTACGCGCAGCAAATGCAGCAAGAAAACGCTGTTATGCGTCAGCGACTTGAGAAAATGAACCAAGGCTACAATACTGAAGCCGAAGGTCGTTTGAAAGCTCAAGAAGCCCAAGCCAAGAAAGCTATGGCAGAAGCGTATGAAGCGGGTGATTATGAAAAAGTAGCGAATGCGCAGCAAGCAATCTCCAAGATTGCCATTGCTCAAGAGCGTGTTCGTGTTCAAAAAGCCAAAATAGTTCGGCAACAGCAAGTAGCTAAACAACAACAAGCTCAACCACAAGCGGCCCCTCCACAGCAGCAGGTCCCGCAACGACAAGCGGCTCCTGATCCCAAGCTGGAGAAGTGGTTGGGCAAAAATCAATGGTTTGGACAAGATCGACTTATGACGCGAGCAGCCCAAGCTATTCATGAACAATTGGTATTAGAAGAGGATTTCGATCCTACGAGCGATGATTACTACAAAGAAATCGACTCTCGTATGCGTAGAGAAATGCCTAACAAGTTTCAGGGGAAACGGTCCAACGCTCAGACCGTTGCTCCTGCGTCTGGTAACGGACGGTCAGTAAAGTCAGGGCGGAAAAAGGCGGTGGAATTAACACCGGGTCAAGTGGCATTTGCGAAGAAGATGAGGATTCCCCTCGACAAATACGCAAAAGAAGTCGCAAAATTAGAAAATCGGAGTCAATAACATGGCAAACAGGACACCACGCGAATCAAACACGCGGGAACGCTCAGAGCGTTCAATGGAATGGCGACCCGGTTCTGCCTTGGAAGCTCCAGAACCTCCTCTCGGTTATAAACACCGTTGGATACGCGAATCTGTAATGGAATTCGACGATAAGACTAACGTACATAAGAAACGGCAAGAAGGCTGGGACCTCGTTCGCGCTGAAGAGTATCCCGATTATGTAGGGCCTGTAGTAGATGAGGGACGTAACGCTGGCACCATTGGTGTTGGTGGTCTTGTTCTCGCTCGTATCCCTGTCGAAATGGCTGATCAGCGGAATAAACACTATCAAGGTGTTTCTCAAAATCAACTGGATGCAGTGGATCGTGACTGGATGCGTGAAAACAATTCAGCCATGCCAAAACTTGCTCCGCAACGTAAATCTTCCGTATCCTTTGGAATGAAGGGACGCGGAAACTCTGAAGGAGAGTAAAGATGTCTAATCAAGACGCTGCTTTCGGCCTTCGCCCAATCAAAACGAGCACAAGCTCGCAGAGACAGAATCGCTATCGTATTGCCTCCGGGTATAGCACAAGTATTTTCCAAGGTGACTTAGTACTTGTCGCCACTGACGGAACAATCACTCGTGCCCCTGCTGGTGGTACTGCCTTGATTCTGGGCGTATTTAACGGCTGTTCATATGTAGATGCTAGTGGTGATATTATCTATTCAAACTATTGGCCTGCAAGTGCAACTGGGACAGATATTTTCGCAAATGTCATTGATGACCCAAGTGCAACCTTTGAAATCCAAGCTGACGCTGCATTCCCTGTAGCTGATTTGTTTGGCAATTTCGACATTGTTGATGCAACGGCAGGAAGTACCGTAAGTGGTAATTCTCGCACTGAGCTAGATGTCACAACGGGTGCGACGACTGCTGGTCTTCCACTTAAAGCAATCGACATTTCTCAGGACCCTGAGAATAGCGATGTAGCCACCGCGAACACTAATGTGATCGTAAAAATCAACAACCACCTGTTCAGTGCTGGCACTGTGGGTCTAGCATAAGGAGACTGAGTTATGGCTATTTCACGTTCACAACTCGTTAAGGAGCTAGAGCCGGGTCTTAACGCTCTGTTCGGCATGGAATATGACCGCTATGAAAATCAACATGCGGAAATATTCGACACTGAATCTTCAGACCGTGCGTTTGAAGAGGAAGTTATGCTCGTCGGATTTGGGAATGCTCCCACAAAATCCGAAGGTTCTGGTGTAGAGTTCGACAATGCAAATGAAGCGTACACTGCTCGTTATTCACACGAAACAGTTGCTCTAGCATTCGCATTGACCGAAGAAGCAATCGAAGACAACCTGTATGACCGTCTTGGTGCTCGTTATACGAAGGCGCTTGCGCGTTCTATGGCACACACTAAGCAGGTTAAAGCGGCGTCAGTATTAAACAACGCGTTTAATGCTAACTTCTCTGGTGGTGACGGTGTTGAGCTTTGCTCAACTGCGCACCCACTTTCAGGTGGCGGTACTTTCCGCAACGAGCCATCAACAGCGGCTGACCTCAACGAAACTTCGTTGGAAAATGCGTTGATTGATATCTCAACCTTCGTAGATGAGCGTAATATGATTATTGCTCTGCGCGGCACAAAAATGGTTATTCCACCACAACTGCAATTCGTTGCAGATCGTTTGTTGGAATCAACATTGCGTGTTGGCACAGCCGATAATGATATTAACGCAATTCGCAACATGGGGATGCTTCCAGAGGGTTACACTGTTAACCACTTCTTGACAGACCCTGATGCGTTCTTCATCAAAACTGACGCGCCTAACGGATTTAAGCACTTTGAGCGTTCTCCAATGAGAACAAACATGGAAGCTGACTTCGACACAGGCAACATGCGCTTTAAAGCGCGTGAGCGTTACAGCTTTGGGTTCTCAGACCCACGTTGTGTTTTCGGTTCACCCGGAGCGTAACATATGTTATAGATGAGGTGGGCGTTTCATGCCTTCCTCCCTGTAACTAGGGGCTACTTCGGTGGCCCCTTTCTTTTTTTCTAATATATGGTATTGTTGTTTTATCCCTGACAGCCGCATTCTGTGGCTGACTTAACCCAGACAGGAGATTGACATGGGTACTACTACTTTTTCTGGTCCGATTAAGGCTGGAACCATCAAAAATACTACAGGTACAACTCTTGGCTCCGATATTGCGAATGTCGGTCAAGTTGTAATGTCTCAAACCTTTTCGGCAGATTTATCTGGTGGAGCTTTAGCCGCGTCTGTTACTGACGTTGTTATTCCTGCAAATTCTCAGATTATTGACTGTGTAATTGATATAATTACTGCTGCTAATGCTACAACTAACTTGAGTGTTGGTGATACTGTTGGCGGTGCGGCAACAATCCTTAACACTTTTGCAAGTGGTACAGATGCAGGTCGTAAGTATCCAACGACACAAGCTGGCGCTGCACTCGCTTGGCAAGATACAGGAACAGCAGATATTCGTTTGACTGTAACTGCTTCAGCAGCAACAAATGCGGGTTTGGTTCGTTTTACTATTCTATACGCTCAAAACAACAACTTAGCGTGATAGGAGCTTAACATGGCAGGTCCAGTAAAGGCATATAATTGGGCGCAGGGAACATCTGCGGCTGTTGTCGGTCCTGCTCGTTCTCGCATCCGTCAAATTGTAATTTATGCAGCCGCAGCGGGTGCTTTTACGATTAAAGATGGTAGCGGTTCGGGCGATACATTGATTACGCAAACTTTTCCAACAGGGATGCATCACTTAAACATCCCCGATGATGGTATTCTCGCTACAAGCGGTGCGTATGTTAGTGCTTTCACGGGATCAAGCAACGAACTGACAGTATTCTTGTCTTAAACTATGGTGGGGGATTATTTTATTTCCCCACCTAAAAGTTTGATAGGTGATTAATGCCTCGTAAAAAAGAAAACCCAATACGCAAAACCACTGGTAAGGGCGGTAATTACCGTAAGACCAAATCAGGTGCTGGCATGACCAAAAAGGGCGTTGCCGCGTATAAAAAAGCAAATCCCGGCTCTAAGCTAAAGACTGCTGTGACAGGCAAAGTTAAAAAGGGCAGTAAAGATGCCAAGCGGCGTAAGTCATATTGCGCACGTTCGGCTGGACAAATGAAGAAGTTTCCAAAGGCGGCAAAAGACCCAAATAGCCGCTTGAGGCAGGCGCGTAAGCGTTGGAAGTGTTAAATGGCTATAGGCCGCTCACAGATGAGGCAGCAGATTAGCAAGCCTCCTATGAAGAGGAAGAAAAATGCCAAAGGACGCGTGTTATCGAAAGGTAAAGGCAAGGTACAAGGTTTTTCCAAGCGCATACGCAAGCGGCGCAATAGCTAAATGCCGAAAAGTAGGTGCTAAAAACTGGGGAAACAGCAAGAAAAAGCCTGTTAAGAAAGCAATGGGCGGCGCTATTATGCCTTCTAATGACTTCCGTAAGCGTCCAGTGCGTCGAATGGTAAAAGGTGGTGAAGTGGTCGCAAATGGTTGCGGAAAGGTGATGTCTGATCGCCGCAAAGTGACAAAGAAAAGATAATGGCTGTAAGAAAGACAAAAAAGGGTGCTGCACTCAAACGCTGGTTTAAAGAAGACTGGAAAGACGTTAGAACAGGCAAAGCATGTGGGCGTAAAAAGGGTGAAAAACGTGGCACTCCATATTGTCGGCCTAGCAAGCGTGTAAGCTCCAAAACGCCTAAGACAGCTTCAGAGATGACATCTGCTGAAAAGAGTAGTAGAATATCTCAAAAGAAACGTCTTGGACAGCCTGCTGGCAAGCCAAAAAGGGTTAAATCCCTTAAAAGGAAGAAGAAATGACTGTATCCGGGTCTAAAGATTTTGAACTAGATGTAGCTGATTACATCGAAGAGGCTTTTGAGCGTTGCGGCTTAGAAGTTCGTACAGGTTATGATCTGAAGACTGCAAAGCGTTCCTTAAATCTTATGTTTGCTGATTGGGCTAACCGCGGATTGAACCAGTGGACGATAGCCCAGCGCAACTTTACTGTTACAGAAAACGATGGTGATATTGATCTTGGCACTGATGTAATCGATATCTTATCCCTTGTCGTGCGTAGGGACGGAACTGATTATGCGTTAAACCGCATCAGTAGGGATGAATATCTTAACATTCCTACAAAATCCACAACTGGGCGACCCACGCAGTTTTTTGTAGATAGACAAATAAACCCTTCTTTAAAAATGTGGCCTTTGCCCGATAATAGCACAGACGTTGTTTTATATAATGCTCTTGTTCGCATGGATGATGCTGATAACTACGTTAATACCCTTCAATTACCCTTTAGATTTTACCCAGCGTTAGCTGCTGGATTAGCGTATTATATGAGCATAAAGCGTGCTCCTGATCGCTTGCAGATGCTTAAAGGCATTTATGAAGAAGAAATGAACCGCGCAATGGATGAGGATCGTGATCGTGCGTCCTTCCGCGTTGCCCCAGACTTGAGGAATTATCGTTATGTCTAAGTATGCCACAGGAAAGTGGGCATATGGAATATCTGACCGATCTGGCTTTCGCTATCGGCTCAGAGACATGCGTAAAGAGTGGAATGGTCTTCTTGTAGGTAAAGATGAGTGGGAGGCAAAACAGCCGCAACTAAATCCTCTTCGTGCAACCCCTGATCCACAGGCATTGCGTAATCCGCGCCCTGAACAAAATGTTGCTCAACAAAACAACATACAATGGGGCTGGAATCCTGTAGGTTTTAAGGGCGATGAGGGCCTAACTCCAAATAATTTGCTTGCCACTGGGTCCGTTGGCAGCGTAACGGTGACAACATCATGAGCTTTACATACGCAGAATTGAAAACGGCTATTCAGGATTACACTGAAAACACAGAGACAACCTTTGTGAACAGTCTTGATATCTTTATTAAAAACACTGAAGAGAGAATACTGAAGATTGCCCAGCTAGAGGTTTTTAGAAAAAACCAAGGCGGGAGCCTGACAGCAGGCAATGAATATCTGGCGCTTCCTAACGATTATCTCGCGCCTTTCAGTCTTTCGTTTACAAACGGAAGCAACAAAGAGTTTGTGTTGTTTAAAGATGTAAACTTTGTTCAGTCTTTTAACCCGAACAATTCTACGACTGGTGCTCCTCGCTATTATGCGCAGTTTGACATTGATAATTTTATCTTAGGTCCAACACCTGATGCTGCATATAACGTGGAGCTTCATTACTTTTATCGGCCATTAAGCCTGACCGCTTCTGGAGATAATGGCACCACATGGTTAAGCACCAATGCCTCCGTGGCGCTTTTATACGGCTCTTTAATTGAGGCTTATACCTTTATGAAGGGTGAAGCCGACTTGGTTCAGAACTATACTCAAAGATTTACTGAAGCCATGTCCCGTGTTAAAAACTTTGGTGAGTCACAAGAAGTCACAGATGCTTATCGCACTGGATTGATATTAAGAGAGAAAACATGATACCTAGTATGAATATTGACCTACCTGAAGATTATAAAGTAGAGGTACACACCACTCAGAACCGTGGCTTTACGCCAGAAGAAATAGCAGAACGGTGTGCAGAAAAAATTATTTCGGTTTCAGATGAAGCACATCCTGCAATACAAGCGCAAGCCCGTGCTTTTCAGAAACGTATTGTGCAGTTGGTAGGGTTCTATTTACGCGAAGCTGTTAAAAGTGATCGAACTACTGTATATAATGCAATCAAAGATGCGGGTCACCCTGACCTCGCTGAACTTATAAGGAGAATGTGACATGGCCTTTTCAGGAAACTTTATGTGCACCAGCTTTAAGAAAGAGCTTCTTGAGGCTGTTCACAACTTTAAAAATTCAGGTGGTAGCACCTTTAACCTTGCGCTTTATACAAATAGTGCCTCTTTCAATGCTGCGACAACAGCGTATACCTCTTCGAACGAAGTGTCTGGAACGGGGTACACAGCCAAAGGTGCGGCTCTTACTAGGGTTGATCCAAGCACAAGCAGTACAACAGCGTTAACTGATTTTGCTAATTTAACATTTAGCACTGCGACGATCACAGCCCGTGGCGCGTTAATCTTTAATGATAGTGCGTCAGGTGATCCTTCGGTTGTAGTGCTAGACTTTGGCGGTGACAAAACGTCTACCGCGGGCGACTTTACCATTGTGTTCCCAACAGCGGACGCAAGTAATGCCATTATTCGGATAGCCTAAGTTTTAGGCATACGAAATGGCACTTATTGCAGGTTGGGGTCGCGGCACATGGTCTGAAGGAGCTTGGAGCAATCCACTCCCTGTAACAGTTACGGGTGTTTCTGCTACAGGCCAAATTGGTTCAGTTACCGTATCGGGAGCAAGCGATGTTCCCGTTACAGGAATTGATGCCACAGGTAGTGTTGGGGCCGTAACTATTGTTGCAGAAGCAAATGTTTCTCCAACAGGCGTAGGTGCTACAGGGCAAGTAGGGACGGCGGTAGCTTCGGCGGCAGCGGTTGTTTCTGTCACTGGCGTATCCTCAACAGGTAGTGTTGACGCCGTAACAGTTATCGCAGAAGCCGATATATCGGTTACAGGTATATCCGCTGCGAGTAGTGTTGGGGCCGTAACGGTTATCGCGGAGGCTAATGTTTCCCCGACAGGAGTTGGAGCTTCTAGTCAAGTTGGGTCTGTTACTGTTGTTGCGGAAGCTAATGTGTCTGTTACGGGCGTATCTGCAACAGGTCAGGTCGGTGAGGCGGGTGTTCAGCAAGGCGTTGCAGTTTCAGTTAGCGGCGTTTCTGGCACTTCAGCCGTTGGCTCTGTCACAGTTGTGGCTGCGGCAGATGTTTCTGTCACAGGTTTATCGGCTTCAAGCTCCGTAAATGGCGTAACCTTAATCGCAGAGGCTAATGTAGCACCAACTGGACTTGAAGCGACAGGTAGCGTTGGAACGGCGGTAGCAACGGGACAAGCAGTTATTCCGACCACTGGACTTGAAGCGACAGGTGGTGTTGGAAGTGTTACGGTAGTTGCCGAAGCCAACACTTCTGTTACTGGCCTTGATGCGACAGCCTCTGTAGGCACTGTTACCGTAGAAGAAAATGAAATAGTAAATGTTACTGGTGTTGCCGCAATAGCTTCAGTAGGTTCTACAACAGTTATAACAGTAAATAATGTTTCTGTTGTAGGAGTTGATTCTACCGCCTCTGTGGGATCAGTAACCACGACCTCAGACGCTAATATTTCTGTTACTGGAGTGTCTGGTTCCGCAAATGTAGGCTCAGTAACAGTTGATCTTGTTTTAGAGGTTGACGTAACTGGCGTAAGCGCCGCGGGACAAGTTGGGGAAATTGCAGGTTTTAGCCTTGGATGCACTGTATTTCCTGTAGGCGTTGTTGGGACTGGAGAGATAACACCTGTCCTTGTTTGGGGACGTATTGTTCCAAATCAAAATCCGAGCTATAATCCCGTAACACCATCTTCCACCCCAGCATGGAGTGACGAAACACCGTCTCAAACTCCGGGCTGGGATGACATAGCAGCATAGGATAAAAACATGCCAAGTTCATATACATTAAATAACGGTATCGAACTCATTGATACAGGCGAACAGTCTGGCACATGGGGCGATACCACAAACGACAACCTCTCTTTTATTGACACGGCTTTAGACGGTCAGGTGACAATTACAGCATCCAGCGCAGCCAGTAGCGGTTCGCCCAACGATTTGCCTATTACGAATGGAACTGCTTCTAATGGTCGAAATAGACTTGTTGAGATATATAGCGGGACCAACCTTGGTGGTACTGTTTATTACCAACTAACGCCAAATGATGCGGAAAAAATAATCTACATTCGCAATAACCTGAACACGCAGGATTTAATTGTTTTTCAAGGGACATATAACGCCTCAAACGATTATTTGATTCCAAACGGGAAAACGGCTGTAATTTTCTTCAATGGTACGGGAAGCGGAGCGGTAGCTGCTAATGTTATGAGCAACGCACATTTTGATGCTCTGAACATTGTAGGAAACGCCGTTGTTGGTGGCACTCTTGATGTTACAAGTGTGGCTACAGCTACTACGTTTGAACCAGACGGTGACACAGCCGCTGGTGATAATGCAGCAATAGGTTACACAGCCGCAGAGGGTTTGATCTTAACAGGTCAAGGTTCAACAAACGATGTAACAATTAAGAATGACGCTGACGCTGACGTTCTAGAAATACCAACAGGTACAACGAATGTAACGATTGCTGGCAATTTAGGTGTTGGTGGAACTGTCACTGGAACAGGCACCTCTGTCTTTGCTTCATTAGACATCTCTGGTGACATAGACGTAGACGGTACAACAAACCTTGATGTTGTGGATATTGATGGTGCTGTTGATATGGCATCTACCCTTACTGTTGGTGGCGACATATCTCTTACTGGTGCTACCACTATATCTAATACAT